AAGTCGCCGCAAGACAAATTGTAAAGGTCTGGCGAGATTCTTATAACTTGTTTGCAGTTCAAGGTTATCTTTTTAATCATGAATCAGAGCGTCGTGGGGAAGAGTTTGTAACTAGAAAAATTACGATGAATGTTGCTAGGATTAAAAAAGAACTTGATGAAGGTAAAAAGCCCGAACCCTTCGAACTTGGTAATTTAGAAGCCAAAAGAGACTGGAGTCATGCAGAAGATTTTGTAAGGGCTGTTTGGCTGATGCTAAAAGAAGATAAGCCAAAAGATTATTTACTTGCATCTGGCGAAACTCATACAGTGAGGGAATTTGTAGAAGAGGCATTTGAAGTCGCAGAAATAGAAACTCACTGGCACGAAGAAGATAATCCAATTAATACTAAATTAGTGCATACTAAAACTGGTTCTATTTTATTAAATATTAATAAAAATTATTATCGACCAGCGGAAGTTGAACTTTTACTTGGAGATCCATCAGAAGCTCAAAAAGATTTACATTGGGAAAAAAGCGTTGACTTTCCTGCTTTAGTTCGTAGGATGGTTCAATATGACATTAAAGAAATTAACGCCTCATAAAAAAAGACAAGGTATAATTGCTAAATTGGTCGATATTCCAAAAGATCAAAAAAGATTCTTTTGGGCAAGAGAAATGAAACTTCTCAAAGACCTAGAATCTAGGTATTCTCTAGACTTCTTAGAAATTGTTACTTTTCCTAAAAAATATGATAGTCTTGCATATATAGTTTCTAAAGAGCTAAAAGAAACTATGGATAAAAAATGGCGGAATTTTAACTTTAAAGTTGACTTATCCAAGTATGACAGATACCCTTTAGGAGAAAAAAGTGGAAAAGATTATATCCACACAGATAATAAACCAAAAAGTACAAAAGATTTATTTAAATGAGTGATAAAGACGCAGAAATACTAGAAAAGTTTTTAAAAGACAAAAAGGGGCAACATTACAACTTCGAGGAATCTATTGATTATAAAGCATCAAGCGGATCTCTTCAACTCGATTTAAACTTAAATGGCGGATTCGGCCCAGGATTACATAGGTTTGTTGGAATGAACGAGGGTGGTAAAACCTCAGCCGCGTTAGAGGTAATGAAAAATATGCTTAATACCCAAAACGATGCTAAAGGTTTTTATATTAAAGCAGAAGGCCGCCTTTCAAACGAGATGGTGGCTAGGTCTGGCGTTAAATTTGTATACGATGCAAAAGAATGGGAAGCTGGAACCTGTTTTGTTTTTGAAAGCAATATTTATGAGGTTGTAGTAGATGCCATTAAGACCTTAGTTGATCAAAACGAAGACAAACATAAATACTGTTTTATTTTGGATTCGGTAGATGGGTTAATATCACAACAAGACATTGATAAATCTTTTTATGATTCTAATAAAGTGGCTGGTGGAGCAGTAATTGCAGCCAACTTTATGAAGCGAATGTCTATTTCTCTTGCAAAAAGGGGTCATATGGCCATTTTCATTAGCCAGGTGAGGGCAGACATTAAGTTAGACCCATACTCCAAAGCTCCGATACGTCAGACGTCAGCAACTGGCGGTAATGCCCTTCTACACTTTGCAAATTATATTATGGAATTTGAACCAAGATTTAAGTCTGACATGATTTTACAAGACCCAGCGAAGAAGCAGCCAGACCCCAAGACTAATCCGATTATTGGTCATTGGGCCAAAGTTACGATTAAAAAATCACCTAATGAAAAAACCAATAATACCATTATGTATCCTATTAGATATGGTAGAACTGGCGGAAAGTCAGTTTGGGTAGAAAAAGAGCTAGTAGACCTCCTTTATATGTGGGAGTTCGTCACTAAAAAGGGCGCTTGGATCACTATTGGAGAAGAGCTAAAAGAGCTTGTGCAGGATGTCGTACAAGATTTACCAGAAAAAGTTCAAGGAGAGGCTAATTTATTCAAGATGGTGGAAGAAAATGAATCTCTTTCAAAATTTTTAATAAATTATTTTAAATCTAATATTGGTGAACTTTAAAACTTTATATGGCAAAGAAAAACCAGTAAGAAATCCACATAAATATAAAATTAAGTGGAACGGAAAATCTAGGAGCAAATTTCAAAAAGAAGTTAAAAAATACTTATACAAGCATTGGAAATATGATTTGGTATTTGAAGAATTTAGAGTCGTTGGAACGTTTTTGACTATAGATTTTTATAATCATACTAAAAAAATAGCTATTGAGGTTCAAGGGGCCCAACATTTACAGTTTGTTAAACATTTTCATAAAACTAGAGCTAATTTTGTTCGTCAGATACGCAGAGATGACAAAAAAATGGATTTTTGCGAAATAAATAATATTAAATTGTTACAAATTTATCCAGATGATAAATTATGTGAGGAATATTTTTTAAACCTTTTAGACCTAGTGTAAAATACTATATGTCGAAAGCAAAATTTAAAAAATTTCAATTACCTACAAAATTAATTTCCCAACTATATGAATTAACTGGAGGCCCAAAGCATTACAAAGGATTTTTAATTGCATATTGCGATGAAGCTGGCACTCCTATAGTCTATAGCAGCTTTGACTCTCAAATTACTGAATCTGGACTAATTAAGTCTATGGAAAATTATTTAGAGCAATACTCTCAAAATACTTACGAAATAGAGCCAGAATAATTATTGACAATTTATAGATGTGCGTTAACATGCACCATATATGATATATAGTTTGGAAATTGAAAAGCAGGTTTTAGCTGCGTTTATACAAAAACCAAAGGTATTAATTAATTTTATTCATCTTATCAGTGAATCTGATTTTTATGACGGATCACTTTTACACAGGACATTATTTTCTGTGTTAAAAAGAGCCTGTGAACAAGATGAGTCTATTGATGATGTAGTTTTAGTTCAAAGAATTAAAGACCTTGGAATAAGATTTGAAGAAGATATATCTTTAATTGATTATGTAAGATCGCTTTCTATGAGAAAGGTCTATTCTGATTCTAAAATTAAGTCCTCTATCAAAGAATTAAAAAAATATAGCGTTCGTAGGGAAATAGGCAAAACTGCAAAAAACATTGCAGAAAATATGAAAAATATTTCTCCAGAAACTTCATATCTTGAAATTATTGAGTCTGCTGATCAAATCTATAACGATAAAATTAATTTATTTGAAATTGGCTCGGATTCTCCAGAAAATATTTATGATAAAATGGAAGAATTTATAGAACATCGTGGTAACAACCCAATAGATGAATTTGGTATGATGGGCCCACATGAAAAAGTAAATGATATATATGGGTCTCTGCTAAGGCCTGGAAATATAACTGTTGTTGTAGCTCGCTCAGGTGTTGGCAAAACACAGTTTTGTATGCATTACGCTACACAAGTATCAAAGCGTTACGATGTTCCAGTTTTACATTTTGATAATGGTGAGATGAGTAAAGAAGAGTTAATTATTCGTCAATGCGCCTCTTTATCTGGCGTTCCATCTTATCTTCTTGAAAGTGGTAAATGGCGACAAGCTGGAGATGATGTTGTAAACAAGGTCCGATCTGTTTGGAGTAAAGTAAAAAAATTAAAGTTTTATTATTACAATGTCGGCGGTATGGATGTAGATTCTATGACCAATACGTTAAAACGCTTTTATTATTCTAAAGTTGGTCGGGGAAACAGAATGGTTTTTTCTTTTGATTATATTAAAACTTCATCCGAACAATCCAATAAAAATGAGTGGCAACTAGTTGGAGAAATGGTAGATAAATTTAAAAAATGTATTCAAAAAGAAATATTAGAAGATGGAGATCCAGTAATACCGATGATTACTTCTGTTCAATCTAATCGCAGCGGTATTACCACAAATCGCAACGCTCAAAATATTATAGATGACGAATCTATAGTTTCTTTATCAGACCGTATTACTCAGTTTTGTTCTCACATGTTTATATTGCGACAAAAAACTCATGACGAAGTAGCAGATGATGGAGCGCAATTTGGTACGCACAAACTTATTAACGTTAAAGCTAGACACTTAGGTAACGATATAGCGGGCGCTGTTGAGCCCGTTCAAGTTGATGATAATCTTAGAAAGAATTTCATAAATTTAGAATTTAAAAATTTTAACATTACTGAATGTGGCGATCTTAGAGATATAGTTAATTTTAGGAATACTGGTGGCGATTTAGTTCAAACTAATCAAGCAGAAATACCTTCATTTGATGACCTATAAAGATACTTTAGAAAAACTTGGTTACAATCTTCAAGATTGCGGTAATCACTGGCGCACTCGCGCAATATATAGAAATGGAAAAACTAATACTTCTGTTATAATCTATAAAGATAGTGGCGTTTGGAGAGATTTTGGTGCCGATACTCAGTCAAAACCTTTTAATGCTTTAGTTAGAGAAACTTTAAACACAGATGACCCTAAAATTTTATCTAGTTATTTAGTTGATTCAGATCAAACCTATAAACCAGATAAAAAAGAAAAGATAGAAATGGAAAAAATTTATCCAGAGTCTTATTTAGACAAACTTTTGCCAATGAAAACCTTTTATGAAAA